CGGGCATTGTGCCCATATTGTGAGAACGTGGCTGTGCCACGATTCTTTACAATATACTGAGGTGACTATAGTAGTGAGGCACTGTAGTATCTCAGTGACGACAGAACATTGAAGCCTCTTTGGAGGTCAAAATGGATTTGTTGTTTCCAATTCAACCTTATACCAGATTTCGGGACACAGATTGGTATAATACCATAACTCACCCTTTCTCGTACACTCGTACGAATTATGGTGGGACTGTGTCAGATCCTTGGAAGGTTACTTCAACCTCCCAAACTAATGACAGTAGGACATCTGAAGAAAGAATTGAGATGGCCGATGTCGTTATTCCTGATTTTAAGAAGTTAGTGAAGTTGGGTCATATTTTTGTGAACCCAATGGAACAGGTGAGAACGGATTTTCTCCGTGGCACCTCTTCCTTCTACCGGTCCTGTATAAACAGGTCGGGGACCTCTCCTAATTATTATTATTCAGGGTTTCGGGAATCTGGAACCAATTTCGTAGGACAGAATCATAGTTCTACGATTAATTGGACTTACCCTACTCCGCCTTCCCTTGAGTTTTCTGAAGTTGCATCGGCAATTACCGAGGCATGGGCTAATGTTTCAGTTAATGAAGCACAGCTCTTAGTTCAGATAGGGGAGGCTCGTAAAACGGTTTCAAGTCTAATCAGTATATTCCGCCGCGCTTATAAGATTTTTCGCGCGATACGGAAATTAGACTTGCGCGTCCTTCGTAATGAAATTTCTACGAAGGAGGTTGCTAGCCGTTATATGGAGTGTCGTTATGCCTTAAGACCTTTGATGTATGATGCAATGGGTACCTTACATGCACTTGGTGGTGCATATGAGGGCCTTGAACGTCTTACCTCTCGAGGTTATAAGGAAAGCAGTGAATCTGCCGCCGCATCAGGTATTCAACTTTATGTTGATAACTATATTATCCTTACGGGTAATACGTATGCGACACGAACACTTGAATGTAGGGCTGGTGTTTTATCCGAGTTAAATCCTAGTGCATTACAGCTTAATGTATTAGGTCTCACTGAGCCTGCAGAGGCTTTGTGGGAGCTTGTTCCATTTAGTTTTATAGTGGACTGGTTTTTTAACATCGGCCAGCTTATTTCTAGCTGGACACCAAATTTGGGTCTTAAGACCCTGGCCTCATGGTATGTCGTAACTGATACGAGTACCTTGACTAGTACGGTCACGTCTGGAGTGAACAGGACTTCCTACAATTACGAAAGCATTTGCCAACGTAATGGAACCTATTCCAAGGTGGAGGTACGAAAGTACCGCCTTCCTAATCCGGATAGACCAGTTATGCCCAGCTTTCAGCTGAGTCTTAACGCACTTAAAACCTTAGACCTGGGTATAATCGCTTGTCAGATCCAGAAAATATGGAAATGATGACGGTTAATATCCGAAACAGTACAAAGGAGGATAGCAATTATGCTACCAAACTCTATTACATTAGCAGTAGATGAGGCCAATACTGGCTCAACCACCAACCATGTCTTATCTCGTGCCGAAGAAGGCGCGAGTAAGTCAGTGTACTATGATGCTGACCACACTGTGGCAGCTAGGAATGAAGTTGCGTTTGCACGCACCTTTCCAAAACAAAGTGGTAACTTCTATGGGACTTTACGTACAAACGTAAAATTTACCAAAGATATAACGGTGCCCGGCGTTAACGGAGAGAATATAAAAACTCCCGTTATCGGCGAAGCTTCGTTTTCTTTCCCTGTTGGTGTTGACAATGCAACCGCGACGTTAATTCGTCAAAAGTTGGTTGCCATGCTTGACTATGATGCTGTCATGGATCCTTTCCACGACCAGGGTCAAATTTAATTAACCCTTTCACTTTGGAGGACAGAGAATGTCACAACAAAATGGTGGAGATGTACGGGAATGTGTTATTCCAGTAACAAATGGCGAGAAGTGTGTTTTAACCTTCTCACAAAGGTCCTTATTGGCGGTATTACAGCTGCCATCACGGCAATCTTTAGGAAAATGGGATCTTTACATCTTCGTAAAAAATCACGAAGAATGGGAAGATCTCACTCCAAAAAGACGCTACATTGAGAAATCTAAGGTGCTGGAGTCTTTCGACTACAGCACTTTAAGCTCGATTACTGAATTTTACAGTATGAGAGAAATGCTCAAGCGTAGCACAACGTTGATTGAAGTTGAGAATTATATCAATCAACACGCCGATGACATCAACTAAGGAGGTGCTGAATGAAAAAGCACCCTCTAATGAAGTCAAAGACCGACAGGGGTCGTAAGATTCCCAAACCAAGGGTACCTACGGATTATCCGTGGGTTGTACTTGGAAAACTAATTAGCGATCTGGAGAATTTCGTCCAGGTGCCGACTAGCTTTTATGATGTCTTGAGAACTCGAGACGTCAAGAAGTTACTCGCGCTGACAGAAACATGGGGTTTACAGAGTATTAACTCTATGCATGGTGGCACTATTGCCGAGTTGGCAAGCAGTTACCAGTTGTCCATGCTGTTAAAACGGTATCCGTTCTCTGATTTTTCTGATCAGAGGAGATCTGTTGCTTATGAGAAATTCATAGCAGCAGAAAAATCCTGTAGGAAATTTAATGATGAAAATTATAAATTTCTTGCGAATCCGGTTACCGAGGATATTACTGAGGTATTCACTTTTGCACGTAGTTTTATTAATCGTGTTTTAGGTGAGTATCCTGAGTATCCCGAAATAGTAGAGTGGTCGCGTCATGGTCCCGGGGCAACCCTGAGTACCATCGAGGGGCTAAATTCTCAATATCACAAATTTGAGAACTGGCCTTACGATTGTACTAAAGCTGCACTCGGACACGCCCGATTACTGATTAGCAATGACGAGCGATGGCTTGGGGCTCTTCAAGATTCATATAGGGATGTGATGGAAATTCCAAAACATTATCCTATCGATCTTGAAACCTTTTGGTCATCAGTTTTCAACGTTGTGAAAGGTAACAGAGTTACTTTCGTTCCAAAGGATGCGTTACAAGAGCGCACCATAGCAATTGAACCAACAATGAATCTCTGTTTACAACTTGGGGTCGACGGTTATATCCGTCGCAGACTGATCCCTTTTGGGGTTGATCTTAACTCACAAGATAAAAACAGATTGTTGGCTCGGATAGGTTCTAGTGATGGTATTTATGCCACATTAGATTTAAAGGCCGCATCAGATTCTATATCTCTCAAGATATGTCGTCTGCTGTTGCCCCCTATCTGGTATAAATATTTCCTGAAACTCAGATCCCCGTACGGGGAGGTGGGTGGAGAAGTTTTACGTTACAGTAAGATTTCATCCATGGGAAATGGTTTTACCTTTGCGTTGGAATCGTTGATCTTCACCGCTATTATAATTGGCGTGTTGAAGCACTATCGAGGAAGGGTAGATTATCGCAGATTTTCTGTTTTCGGTGATGATTTAATCATCGAAACGGAATATGCGGATCTACTCATTTTTTACCTTGATAAGTTCGGTTTCGCGACGAACTCTGATAAGACCTTTATTAAAGGTCCTGTCAGGGAAAGTTGCGGAACTGACTGGTTCCGTGGACTACTCATTCGCCCGGTTTTCTTGACTGAATTTCCGTCTGATGTCAAGCAATTATTCTCTGCGAGAAATCGCATAAGGAGAAAGCTTGAAACTCAATGGGGTATCAGTTCCAGTCTTACTGAAAAACAATTCGATAAATGGTGTCCTGATGTCTGTCTAGACATTATTGGACCACCATCCAACGAAGAGTTTGATACTTACCGTCATATTAGTTTCCCATATAACAGTAGGTACAGTAAGGGTCATTATTGGGAATTTTTCCGAATAATCACCAAACCGTGTCCGCTAAGAGGGCATAAGTTTCTTTTCCGGAAACTAATGTCTTCTTTGCGTGGTTGCGAAAGCCCTCCCCGATTTTGGGAGGGGGTTAAGAGTGGAGGAAGTTGCTTTGATGTGACGAAACGTGGTTTCGTCAGATTAAGCGTGGTAACCTCCCTGGCCTATTCTTGGCCAGAAGAGTACCTCACCTTGGTGTTCTAACCCAACATCTTGCT